CGATGCGGCACAGCGACCAGGACGCGGTCGGCTGGTCGGTCGGGAACGCAGTCGCAGAACAGAGGGGCAATGCCGTCTTGATCACCAAGCAGACGGCCGGCAAGGCCAAGATCGACCCGCTGATCGCGCTTCTGAACGCGGCGACGCTGATGGCGAAGAACCCGCAGGCGCAGGACGGCGTGTCAGTGTACGAAGATCGCGGGATCCTGGTGTTCTGACGTGGGCATTCTGAGGCGCCTGTTCGGTGCGAAACCCGCCGCGGAGATGACCATGGGGTCGCCCGCATTCTACGAGTTCGTCCGGAACGGGTCGCCCGAGAGCTCAATCGAGACCGCGCTATCGAACGATGCGGTCCTGCGGGCTTTCGACCTGATCTCGGGGTCGGTGGCTATGCTACCGCTGTCAATGATGCGCCGCGAGAATGGCAGGGTCGTCGAAGCGACCGACCATGATCTCTACCCGCTGCTGCGGTTCCAGCCGAACCCGTGGCAGACCGCCCACGAGTTCAAGCAGCTGATGCAGGGTTGGCTGCTGCTGCACGGCAACGCCTATGCGCAGATTGTCCGGACGCTGCGCCGACCGTCAGCGTTAGTGCCGATCGACCCGCGACGGGTGTCGCTCGAAACCGACGGCGGGATGTGGCCTGTGCGCTATCGTGTGGTGACGACGCGGAACGAGTCGCTGACGCTGTTGCCGCAGGACGTCCTGCACCTGCGTGGCCCGTCGATCGACGGCGACAAGGGTGTGTCCCGGGTTCAGAAAGCGGGGGACCTAATCCACACGGCCTACCAGCAGCAGACGGCCGCCAACAGCATCTATCGCAACGGGGTGATCGCGGGGGTTGCCCTGCGGCACCCCGGCAAGCTGAGCCCGGAGGCGGCAAACCGGCTGAAGACATCCTTCGAGGCGGGCTACTCCGGGGCAGCGAATGCCGGGAAGGTCATGGTCCTGGAAGAGGGCATGGAGCGCGAGTTCCCGCCCGCCACGGCCAAAGACGCGCAGATGGTCGAGATGCGCGGCATGCTGACCGAAAGCATCGGCCGGGTGTTCGGAGTTCCGCGCCCGCTGATGTTCATGGACGACACGTCGTGGGGATCTGGCATCGAGCAGCTGGCGATGCTGTTCGTGCGGTTCGGTCTCGCGCCTTGGTTCTCGACCTGGGAGCAGGCGATCACCCGGTCGCTGGTGCCGCTGTCCGAGCGCGGCGTCGTCTACCCGGACTTCGACGAGCGCGAGCTTTTGCGCGGGACGATGAAGGACCAAGGCGAGTTCCTGGCCCGGGCGCTCGGCTCGGGTGGGCATCGCCCGTGGATGACGGGGAACGAAGTTCGGGAGCATGTCGGCCTTGGCCGTCATCCCGACGGGGACGGGCTGGTTGCAGCCGGAGAGAGGACAAATGAGCCTTCGCAAACTGCCTGAGGTCAGAGCCTTCAGCCGCCCGCAGTCCTACCAGGCCGACGCCCCGGCCGAGGCCCTGGACAAGTGGCGGCCGCGTGCAGCCGAGGCCGACGGGAACGTCATCTCGATCTACGACATGATCGGCGAGGACTGGTGGACGGGTGAGGGTACCACGGCAAAGCGCATCGCCGGTGCGCTGCGCGCCATCGGGCGGAACGCCGTCACGGTGAACCTGAACAGCCCCGGCGGCGACATGTTCGAGGGCCTGGCGATCTACAATCTGCTGCGCGAGCATCCCGCCGAGGTGACGGTGCGCGTGATGGGCTTGGCGGCGTCGGCGGCGTCGGTCATCGCGATGGCGGGCGACCGCATCGAGATGGGCCTCGGGTCGATGCTGATGATCCACAATTCGTGGGGACTCGTTGTCGGCAACCAGAACGACATGCGGGCTGCAGCTGACACGTTCGCGGAGTTCGACGCCGCGATGGCCGACATCTATGCGGCGAGGTCCGGCCAGGACAAGGACGACATCGGCGAGATGATGGATGCAGAGACCTGGCTGCGGGCAGAACGCGCGATCGAGCTGGGCTTTGCCGACGCGACATTCGATGCCCCAGATTATGACGACGAACCGGACGCGGGCCGCAAGAAGGCCCTTGCCCGACTGGATGCGACCCTGGCGAAAGCAGGCATGCCGCGCGTCGAGCGGCGGGCACTTTTCCGGGAAGCGGCCGGCAAGCCGAGCGCTGCCGGGACGGCCACGCCGAGCGCTGGCCTTGATGCGGTCGCCTTCGAGCGACTGATGGAAACCCTCAAGGCCTGAAGGAGATACAGATGGCCGGAATGAAGCACCCCGCCCGCGGGATCCTGTCCGCACGCGCGGACGCTGGCAACCCGACCCAGATGCTGGAATCGCTGCAGAAGGCGTTCGCCGCGTTCAAGGACGCCCATGCCGAGCAGCTGAAGGGCGTCGAGAAGAAGTTCGACGACGTCGTGACCCGCGACAAGCTTGACAAGGTCAACGCCACTGTCGGCGAGCTGCAGGCTGCGATCGACGAGGTCAACGCGCGCATGTCGGTTACGGCCGGAGCCGGAGCCGCGCGGCAGGTCAAGGACCCGGAGTACAGCACCGCCTTCGCCATGCACGTTCGCAAGGGCGACGTGCAGGCGGCGCTGAACAAGGGCGCTGATGCCGAGGGCGGCTATGTCGCCCCGACCGAGTGGGACCGCACGATCACCGACAAGCTGATCGAGGTGTCGCCCATGCGCCAGATCTGCCGCGTGCAGACGATCAGCACCGGCAGCTTCTCGAAGCTGTTCAACAACCGTGGAACGGCGTCGGGATGGGTTGGCGAGGCCGCGGCGCGCCCGGAAACCGCGACGCCGACCTTCGGATCGCTGACCTATCGCGTGGGCGAGATCTACGCCAACCCCGCGGCGACGCAGCAGCTGCTGGACGATGCGCTGGTGAACCTGGAGGCCTGGCTGGCAGGTGAAGTGCAGACGGAGTTCGCGTTCCAGGAGAACGTGGCCTTCGTGTCGGGTAACGGCGCGAACAACCGCCCGAACGGGATCCTGACCTACATCACCGGCGCAGCGAACGCGGCGGCGCATCCCTTCGGTGCGATCCTGGTGACGAATTCCGGCGCGGCGTCGGCGCTGACCGGCGACGGGATCATCAACCTGGCCACCGCGCTGCCGTCTGCCTTCACGCGCAATGCGCGGTTCGCCATGAACCGGCTGACGATGCGGGCGGTCCGTATCCTCAAGGACGGCGACGGCAACTACCTGTGGCAGCCGTCCTACCAGATGGGCATGCCCGCGATGCTGGCGGGCTACCCGATGATCGAGGTTCCGGCGATGCCCGACGTGGCGGCGAACGCGACCCCGATCCTGTTCGGCGACTTCGACCAAGCGTACCTGATTGTCGACAGCGTGGGCACGCGCATCCTGCGCGATCCCTACACCAACAAGCCGTACGTGCAGTTCTACACCACGAAGCGCGTCGGCGGTGGCCTGCTGAACCCCGAGGCGATGAAGGTGCAGCGCGTCGCGGCGTAAGCCCGTCAGTTCTGCCAGAGGGGGCGGTGCGCCGCCCCTTCCCCAGAGGTGACAGGAGAGACCATCATGGCAAAGCTGACGAAGGACCTGTTCGGCGCGGCGAACGGCGAGGTGTATCCGCGCACCTATGCGGCAGGCGAAGAATGCCCGCCCGAGCTGGAGGACGCCGCGCGCGAGATCGACGGGCTGGAGGCCGATCCGCCCGCCGACGAGGACGCGAAGCCGGAAGATGTGCCCCCTCCGCCGCCCGCAATGCCGCGCGAGTCTATCCCGGAGGGCGTCCATGCCATTCCGGTGGCCGAAGAGCCCAAGCCCGCGAAGCCGGGCAAGGCCTGATCAATGCCGCCTGTCCTAGTCACGCCACCGGCAGATCCCCTTGTTCCTTGGGAGACCTGCCGGGACTACTGTTTCCTGCGAGGTCAACACTACGACCAGATGTTGCTGGTCGGCCTGCGCGATGCTGCCGAGGCCTATCTCGACGGCTATGCAGGCGTGCTCGGCCGATCGTTGCAGCCGACAACGTGGCGTGAAGAGTTCGAGGGCTGGGGCGACCTGCGTCTGACACTGCCCGATGTCGTGCCCGACCAAGTCGATGTGACTGGGCTCGATGTCGACGGCGTGCAAGTGCCCGGTGAAGTCGAGTTCGCTGTGAAGCGCGACAAGCGGGGCTGGTACGTCCGTGCGTCGGGGCCCGCGGCGGAGAGTGTGCAGGTCGAGTACGTCGCCGCTGCGCCAAAAGCGGTTCTCGACGTAGCTACGGTTATCGTCTTGCTCTTGGTGAAACATTGGTATCATCGCCGTGAGGTAGTGGGCGACAATTCCAATTCCGAAGTGCCCTTTGCAGCGTCGGCACTTATCGCGAACATCCGGCGGGGGCAGATCGCGTGAAGATTCCGCAGCCGAACCGCCTTGTTCGCATCGAGCGGGCGACTGCGACGGCTGACACCTTCAACGAGCCCATCGAAACGTGGACGCTGTTGGCCGAGGTTTGGGCCGAACGACGCGACCTTTCGGATGGAGAGCGGTTCAGCCGCGACGGCACCATGGCGCACCTGACCACGCGGTTCACCGTCCAGTGGCTGCCGGAACTGGACAACCTGGGTGCAAGAGACCGCATCATCTGCGACGGGCGCATCTTCGACATCAATGGCGTGAAGGAAGCCATCAACGACATGTGGCTTGAGGTGACCGCGGCCGCGAGGATCGACCTGTGAAAGTGACGATGGAGATCAAGGGTCTGCAGGAGGTCGACCGGATGCTGTCCGAGTTGCCCAAGGCGGTCGGCAAGCGAGTGCTGACCAAGGCGCTGATGGCGGGCGGTGAGGAGATCGCGCGCGTCGCGCGCACGCGGGCGCCTGTGCTGACCGGCAACCTGCGGGAATCGGTGAATGTCACGTCGGTGAAGCCGAAGGACCACAACGCCGGGCGCGCTGCGTTCGGTGCGGGCCTGCAGGCTGGACTGTCGCGGGGGCAGGCGTCGCAACTGGCGGCGACGGCAAACCGTGCGGCGGGCTACGACTTTGCCGAGGTATTCGTCGGGACCCCGTCCAATGCAGTGCCCGCCTGGCCGCAGGAACTGGGAACGATCAACCACTCGGCGCAGCCATTCCTGCGTCCTGCATTCGAGGCGACGAAAGCGCGGGCTGCGCAGACCATTGCGTTCGAGATCTTCTACGAGATCGAGCGTGCAGCGGCGCGCTACCGGTCGCGCGGGGTCTAGCGGATGCAGCAGGACCTGATCGCACGGCTGCTGACGCACGCGCCGCTGACGGCGCTGGTCGGGCAGAACCTTTTCTGGGTTCGCCGGCCACAGGGGATCCAGCCGCCGCTGGTGATCCTGCGGATGGTGTCGTCCATTCCGGCGCTTGTGATGCAGGGCGAGCGGTCGGTCGAGGAATCCCGCGTGCAGATCGACTGCTACGCACAGACCTATGCCGCGGCGCGCGCAATCGCTGCGCAGGTCAAGGCGCGGCTGGGCGGCTATTCGGGCACGGTCGGCGGGACCACGTTCCAGGGCGTGTTCCGGATTACCGAGCTTGACATGACCGAGGGTGCCGAGACTGCGCCGGACCGCGTCATGCGCGTGTTGCTGGAGTTCATGGTCCACTGGCATCCCGCCAGCTGACCGCTTGCCCCGACCCGCGGACTGGGCCCCGCACCTGACCTGAAGAGAGGACCGACCGATGGCCGCATCCGAGGCACTGATCGGCTACGGCTGCCTGTTCGCCATCGGCGACGGCGCCACGCCCGAGGTGTTCACCGACCTGGCGGAGGTGATCGACATCACCCCGCCCTCCGACTCGCTCGACATCATCGAGGTCACACACATGACCTCGCCCAACCGGATCAAGGAGTTCATCCCGGGCCTGTCCGACCCCGGCGAATGCAGCTTCACCATCAACTTCCTGCCGGGCGAGGACGATGACGACGCGATCCAGGCCCTGCGCGGTGCCGTGAGCCCCAGCAATTTCCGGATCACGTTCCCGGCGGTCGGCAGCGCGGCACGCGTCACCTGGACCTTTGCCGGGTTCCTCGTGGGCTACGAGCCGACCGTGCCGACCAATGACCGGATGACCGCCGCGGTGCGGATCAAGGTCACCGGTCCCTACACCGTCGGCACGGCGGCGTGAGGCAAGACATGGCGAACCGGTACCGCGGCGAAACGCCGATCACCATCGACGGGCGGTCCTACACGCTGGCCTACTCGATCAACGCGATCTGCGAGATGGAGACCATGGCCAAGCGCCCGCTGTCCCTTATCGGGCAGGAGGCGGCGCTCGGCTACGTGACCGCCATGCGCTGGATGGTCTGGGGCGGCCTGCGCCGTCACCACCAGCTCAGCTTGGAAGAAGCGGGCGATCTCCTGGACAGCCTTGTGGGCGAGGTCGGGGCGACTGCTGCGGGCGACGCGCTGCAGGCGGCGCTGCAGGCCGCGTTCCCGACCCGGGATGCGGACGCATCCGCGGATGCCCCGGGAAATCCGCCCGCCCCCGGGGGTGGTCCGAGCTCCTGACGGAGTACGTGGCGGCCGGGGGCGATCCCGGCGCCTTCTGGGGGCTGAGCCCACGCGAACTGGCGGCGCAGATGGAGGGTCTGCGCCGCCGGGCCGAGATCGAGCACGAGGGGCGCGCCTGGCTGGCGTGGCACGCGGCGGCGATCCCGATGATGAAGCACCCGCCGAAGCGCCCGGCGGACCTGCTGCCAAAGCGACGGCGCGAGGCGCAGACGGCCCAGCAGATGCGGTCGGCCCTGTTGGCCTGGGTTCATGTGACAGAGAGGATGCACTGAAATGCCGTTTCCGGTCGGAAGCCTGCGCGTCGATCTGGGCGCGAACACGGTGTCGTTCCAGACCGGCATGGCCGCGGCGCAGGAACGGCTACAGGAGTTCCAGCGGGCCGGTGCGAGCGTGGGTGCAGGCGCGCAGGCCATGGGCCGTCAGGTGGCCCAGGCAGGCCGCGGGTTCGGGTCGGTCACCGGGCAGATCCAGAACGCCGCGTTCCAGGTCGGGGACTTCGCGGTGCAGGTCGCCGGTGGCACGTCGGCGACCCGCGCGCTGGCGCAGCAGCTGCCGCAGCTTCTGGGCGGGTTCGGTGTCATGGGCGCGGTCATCGGCGCGGCCGTCGCGGTGATCGTCCCCATGGCCGGGAGACTGTTCGAGACCGGCGATGCAGCAGAGGCGGCCGAGAAGCGCATCGACGCGCTGAACGATGCGACCAAGGCCTACGCCGATGCTGCCGGTCTGGCAGTCGCGCCGATCGACGAGCTGATCAAGAAGTACGGCGATCTGGCGGAAGCCGTACGCAATGCGCAGATCGTGCAAGCGGAACTGCGCAGGGCCGATGCCATGCGTGGCGTCAATGATGTGCTGACCCAGATCGAAGCCAACATCATTCCGTCCGACTTTTCGTCGCAGGATATAGCGAGCCAAGCAGATCAGCGGCAGCAGGTGCTAGATCGCCTGATCGCCGCCGAGGCCGAGTTTCGTGCAGCTGTCGAGGCCGGGGATGACGCTCGGATCCAGGCCCTTGCCGCCGAAGAACTGGCGCTGAAGCAGCAGCTGCGCGTCCTGGCAGACGTTCGTGAGGTGGTGGCCGGCGTCTCGTCCGACTATGGGGTGACCGCAGAACAGGCGTCGCTTCTGGCGGTGGCGGTGCAGTCGGTCCGCGAGTCCTCAGCGGGTACAGCGCAAGAGCAGGTCGCGGCGCTGGAAACGCTTACCCAGTTGCTTCAGGACATCTACGGCAGCGCAGACGCAGCGAATGAGGCTACCGGCGGCCTGGTCGACCAGCTGTCGGATGCGGTGAGCGCCATTGGCGAAATTGCGTCGACAGACATCGCGAGGCCGATTGAGGCAGGACGAGTCGCTGCAACCGGTTTGGCCGATGAGCTTCAGCGCGCGGCGCGGGCGCAGTTCTATGCCTCGCAGGTGACGCCGGGAAACCGCTTCGAAAGCGAGATGTGGGGATCAGACCTGCTTCCGCCTGGTGCAGTGCAAGGTCCGGCCGTCCCGCCCGGGTTCGTGCCGCCCAACCGGCGCGGTGGGGTGGGCGGAGGCCGGTCCTCCGCCGATCGCGAGCGTATCGAGGCCGAGCGGGAGGCTGCGCGCGTCTACGAGGAAACCCGCACTACGCTGGAAGGCTACAATGCGGAACTTGAGCGACTGGGGCAGTTGCACGAACAGGGCCTGATCGACGCCGACACCTACGGTCGCGCGCTGGACCAGCTGCCCGAGAAGTACGAGGAACTGTTCCAGGCAGGGGAGCAGCTGCGCAAGGCACAGGAAGGCATCGCCGATGCCTTTGCCGACGCCATCGTGGAAGGGCGCAACTTCGGCGAGGCAATCAGTGCTGTCCTGAAGGATCTCGCAAGCCAGATGATCCGCACCGCGCTGATCGGTGGTGGTCCGGGCGGCGGGAGCGGCCTGTTCGGGTTCCTGTTCCAAGGCCTGGGCGGTCTGTTCGGTGGGGGACGCGCCAACGGCGGGCCGGTCATGGGCAACCGGGCGTACCTGGTCGGCGAACGTGGTCCGGAACTGTTCGTGCCGCCGACGTCGGGCAGCATGATGACCGCGCCCGAGACAAGTCGGGCCTTGGCGGGTGGTGGCGGCGTCATCGTACACATGTCCGTGGACGCACGCGGCGCTGTCGACGGAGTTGCCGCGCAAGTGCAGCGCGAGCTTGTCCGCGCGCTGCCCGAGGTTGAGCGGCGCACGCTCTCCGCCGTCCGCGGCGGGGCTGCGCGGGGCAAGCTGTGACCCTTCCAATCCTGTCGAACGCCTACATCGCGCAAGTGACGCGGCAGCCTGTGACGGCCGCCGCGCAGGTGCGGTCGCCATTCACCGGTGGCGCACAGGTGCAGGACTGGGGCGGCGAGTGGTGGGCGTTCGAGATCCAGACCGCGCGGATCCCGCAGATGCAGGCGCAGGCGCTGGCAGCCTTCCTGACGGGCCTGCGCGGTCCGGTCGGGCGGTTCCTGCTGGAAGACCCGGAAATGGCGACGGACAGCCTGCTTGGGACCCCGGTGGTGGTGGGCGCCGGACAGACCGGCCGGACACTTGCGACGTCGGGCTGGCAGCCCAACGCCGTGGTTCGCGGGGCCGGTCAATTCGTGTCGCTGGGTGCTGACACGGAGACGCGCCTTCACATGGTGCTGGAGGACGTCCAGGCCGATGACGCCGGGGCCTGCACGTTGCCGATCTGGCCTGCGCTGCGGGAAGGCCCGGCCGACGGCGCGTCAGTTGAGTACCATCGACCGCGTGTCCAGCTGCGCCTGACCGGCCCGGTCCCGCACGCATTCGACCTGGTGCAGACCTACACCTTCACCCTGTCGGCCGAGGAGGCGCTGTGAGCCGTCCGCTGACCACCGCCGCGCTGGAAGCGCTGACGGCCGCCGACGTGCGGCTGGCGCTGTTCTTCGCGGCGCGGTTCCCGTCGGGCTGGGTGCGCCTGTGGACGGGCCGCGGACCGATCCAGTGGGCCGGGCAGGAATGGGCCGGGGCGGGCACGTTGATCGGTCTGAGCGAGATCGAGGAGAGCACCGCCGTCGAGGCCAATGGCGTGGCCGTGACGCTGGCAGGTGTGCCGCCCGAGCTGGTGTCGGCCGCCATCGGCGAGGCGCAGCAGGGCCTGCCCGGCCGGGTGTGGCTGGCATTCCTGGACGACGCAGGCACGGTGATCGCGGATCCGGTGTTCCTGTTCGCCGGGCGGCTGGACGTGCCGACGCTGCAGGACGGGGCCGAGACCTGCACGATCACCTTGTCCTACGAGTCGCGGCTGGTGTCGCTGACGCGCGCGCGGGAGTGGCGGTACACGCACGAAAGCCAGCAGGTCCTGCATCCGGGCGACCGCGGGTTCGAGTACGTCGCCGCGATCCAGGCGCAGGACATCGTCTGGGGGCGCGGATGAGTCGCGTTCCGGGCTGGGAGCGCAAGCTGGACCTGGCGATCCGCGAGGCCGCGCGCACGCCGTTCGCCTGGGGACAGCACGACTGCGCGACCTTTGCCTTCGACGTCGCCGGGCGGCTGACGGGGCGCGAGATCGTCGACTGGCGCGGCTGCTACCACGACGCTCGGTCGGCGAAGCGCTACCTGCGGAACATGGGCGGACGCGCCATGCGCGAGATTGCCGACGAGTATTTCGGGAAGCCGCTGGTGACCACGAACCTTGCCCGGCGCGGCGACCTGGTCCTGTGCCGCGAGGACGCCTACGGCATCTGCCTGGGGACGACGGCGGTGTTCGTGGGCGAGGAAGGGTTGCACGCGCGGCCCATGTCCGACGCCGTGCTGGCCTGGCGGGTCTGAGCGATGCCACAGGTGGCCGCGGGCGCCCTGATCCTGGGCGGGGCAAGCGTTGCCGCGGGCGGCGTCGGCCTGGCCCTGGGCGCGGCCGGGCTGCTCGGGTCGGTGGCGCAGTTCGGTTTCGGGCTTATTCTCTCGGGTGCGTCGCAGGCGCTGATGCCACGGCCCAAGGGGCCCGAGCTGCGCGACCGTACGGTCAGCATCCGCCAGCCGGTCGCCCCGCGCGAGATGGTCTATGGCCGGGTGCGCAAGGGCGGGACCATCGTGTTCGTGCATGTGACGGGGAGTCGAAAGGACTTCCTGCACCTGGTGATCCCGCTGGCGTCGCACCGGGTGCAGTCGATCGGGTCGATGTACTTCGGCGAGACCCTGGTTTCGTTTCCCGACGGCACGATCCGGGACCGCTTCGCCGAGACGGTCCGGTTGCGGCGGCGGCTGGGGACACTCGACCAGACCCGGATCCCGGAGCTGGAATCGGACGCACCGGACAAGTGGGGCGACGCGCACCGGCTGACCGGCTGCGCCTATGCCTACGTCCGGCTGAAGTACAACGCCTCGCAGTTCCCGGCGGGGATCCCGGCGATCACCTTCGACGTCGAGGGCAAGAACGACATCCTCGACCCGCGGACCGGGACGGTCGGCTTCACCGACAACGCCGCGCTGTGCGTGGCTGACTACATGGCGCACCCGCGGTTCGGGCTGGGCGCGGCCATCGGCGCCGAGGACGGGATCGACACGGCCGAGCTGATCGCCGCCGCGAACGTCTGCGACGAGGATGTCGACGTGCCGGGCGGCGCAACCGAGAAGCGCTACACCTGCAACGGGGTCGTCAGCCTGGCCGAGCAGCCGAAGACGATCATCGAGGGCATGCTGACGTCGATGGGCGGCCGGGCGGCGTGGCGGCAGGGCCGGTGGTACATCCTGCCTGCCGCCTACCGGACGCCGACGGTCGCGCTGGGGCCCGACGACCTGGCGCCGGGCGGGCTGACGCTGGAGACGCGGGTCAGCGCCGCGTCGAACTTCAACGGGGTCCGCGGCCAGTTCGTGAGCCCGGAAAACGACTGGCAGCCCGACGACTTCCCGGCGGTGCAGTCGGCCGCCTACCTGGCCGAGGACGGCGGGGTGGAGGCGTGGAATGACCTGGTGCTGCCGTTCACGACGTCGTCGTCGATGGCACAGCGGCTGGCGCGGATCGAGCTGGAGCGGCGCCGCCGCCAGATGACTGTGACCCTGTCGTGCAAGCTGACGGCGCTGCGCGCGACGGCAGGCGAGACGGTGGAATTCAGCTATGCCCGGTACGGGTTCGCCGACAAGCCGTTCGAGGTCGAGGGGATGCGGCTGGCGGTGCAGGACGGGCAGCTCCTGCCCGTCGTGACGCTGCGCGAGACATCGCCCCTCGTCTTCGACTGGGATGCGTCTGAGGCCGAGATCTACGCGGCCGCGCCGCGCACGACGCTGCCCGATCCGTTCGACGTGCCCCCGCCCGGGCCCCCGTCGATCGCCGAGGAACTGTACGAGACGCGCAGCGGTGTGCGGACGCGGCTGCGCGTGACCTGGCCCGCGGCGCCGTCGGAATTCGTGACGGAGTACCGGGTACAGGCGCGGCGGCGCCTGGATGCCGAAGGTGCGGCGACGGGCGACGCGTTCATCACGGTCGGTCGCACCGACCAGACCACGTTCATCGTACCCGACATCGAGCAGGGCACCTGGGACGTGCAGGTCGCGGCGCTGACGGCGCTCGGGATCCAGTCGGACGACGCGCTGGCCAGCCGCGAGGTGCTGGGGCTCGCCGCGCCGCCGTCCGCGATCGAGGAGCTGACGCTGCAGGCGGCCGGAGGCCTTGCCCTGCTGCAGTGGCGGCCTGTTCCCGACCTGGACGTGCTGATCGGCGGGCGGGTCATGATCCGGCACACGCGCGCGCTGACGCCGGTCTGGGCCAACAGCGTGTCGATGCGCGAGGTCGCCGGGTCGGCCGGCGAGGCCAGCGTGGCACTGAAGCCCGGCACTTACCTCGTCCGGGCGCGGGACAGCGAAGGCGTGCTGGGGCCCATGGCCATGGTGTCGACGAAGGGGTTCCAGGCGGTGGCCTTTGCCGCGGTCGACGAGCTGGTCGAGGAATCGACCTTCGCCGGAGCGAAGACGAACTGCGAGGTCGACATCGGGGCCTTGACCCTGACCGACCCGGAGCTGCCCGGCGAGTACCTGTTCGATGCGGGCCTCGACATGACGACGGTGCGGTCGGTGCGCCTGCGGTCCGAGATCGAGGTCGCGGCCGAGAACCTCGAGGCGCTGTTCGACAGCGACGAGCTGTTCGACAGCCTCGAGGACTTCGACGGCACGGACGAGGGGCAGATCGACGTGATCGTCGAGGTGCGCACGACCGACGACGACCCGAGCGGGTCGCCGGTGTGGTCCGGCTGGACCCGCGTCGACGGGACCGAAGACCGGTTCCGGGCGGCCGAGTTCCGGGCGCGGCTGATCTCGGCCACGCCCAGCTACAACCTGCGCGTCACCCGGCTGCGCGTGCTGATCGACGAGGTGTCCGCGTGAGCGACTTCAACCTGTCCAACCAGAGCCGGACGGCGTTCCGGGGCGAGCTGAACGCCATCCTTGCGCTTCTGGTGTCGAACCTCGCCTCGGCGACCGAGCCGGACCCGACATTCGGGGGCATGTTCTGGGCCGACACCTCGGGCGCCGAGGTGGTGCTGCGGCTGCGGAACGCCCTGAACACCGCGTGGATCACGGTCGCCACGCTGCAGGGGGGCGTCCTGCGGGTCGAGGCTGCGGCGGCCGCGTTGCTTCTGCGGGACACGGCCGCGGCGGCGACGCGGGACACGGTGCGGGCGCAGCTGACCGGCGACCGGCTGGCGATCGCACTGCTCGACAGTTCGGGCACGCTGGTCGAGACGATCCACGACGTCACGGTCAACGATGACGGTGCGGTCCGGCATGGCTGGCGGGTCGGGTCGGCCGAGCGGCTGGTGCTGGACGCGGCAGGTCTGCGGTTCGACGGGGAACAGATCGCGACGCTGCCCACCCGGCTGCCGGACGTCATCGTGGCCGGTGCGGGCGGCGGACCCGGCACCCTGAACCTGGCAACCGTCATCCGGAACGAGGGCGGCTTTGCCACGCCGGCGTCGAGCCGGGTCACGCTGCCTGCAGGCAGCTACCTGTTCATGGCCTCGGCCCAGGTGCGGCTGAACACGTCGCAGGCATCGGTCAACAACGCCTCCGTCGCGCTGCGCGACGTGACGGCCGACGAGTATCTGCAGATCGTCGCGAATGCCCGCGGCAACAACCTGGGGGTCTTCTCGGCCGACACCCGGTTGCTGACTCACAGCTTCACCGGCGCCGACCGTTCGTTCGAGCTTCACGGGTCGCGCGACAACACGAACTGGGGATTCGATCAGAACGCGGTCGTCCCGTCGCACGACGGCGTCCTGCGCTTCAGCCAGCAACTGTCGATCTGGAGGATCAGCTGATGCAGGTCGTGGAGATCTCGGACGGCCGGGTCGTGGCGCAATGGCTCGACGTGGCGTCTCTCGCTGCCTTCGCCGCGAAGTACGGGCTGGCCGGACCGCAGTACGTGCTGGCCGGGCCTGAGGTCAGGATCGGCTACGCCTGGGCTGCGGGCCTGTTCGCGCCGCCCCCGCCCGCGCCCCCGACATCGGCCGATGTCGATGCCGAGCGCGACCGGCGGATCGAGGCGGGCCGGTCCTTCACCATCGGCGGCAAGGTGATCGCCGTGCGAGGGACGGCACGGGACCGCGAGAACATGATCGCGCTGGCCGGGCAGGCGCTGGCGTGGACCATCGCCGGACAGGGCGCTGCGACGATGCAGTTCCGCGACGAGACGAACACGATCCACACCCTGACCTGGTCCGAAATGCAGGCGCTGGCGGCCGAGGCGTCGGCCTATGTCACCGCCTGCTACGCGGCGGCCTGGGCGATCAAGGACGCGCCCGGCGGGATCCCTGCGGATTACACCGCGAACAGCCGCTGGCCGGGGGTGGCATGATGTCTGAGGAGCGGAGGCCGTTCGTGCGATGGGAGATCTCGCTGGGCAACATCGCGGTGCTCGTGACGCTGGTGCTGACGATCCTTCAGGGCGGGCAGCTGCTGGGGCAGATGCGCGCCGAGGTCGCCCAGCAGGCACAGACCATCGAGCAGATGCGGGTTGCGTCCGTCTCGCGCGAGCAACGGCTGATGGCCGTGGAGCGTGTCGCCTCGCAGGCCGCTGACGCGGCGGCGCAGGATGCGCGGCGCCTCGTGGAGATCGAGACGCGGCTGCGCTCGGCCGAGACGGCAGGCGCGCGGGCCGACGAGCGGATGGCCAACATCCTGACCTACCTCGCCCGGATCGACGCGCGGCTGGAGCGCATCGAGCGCAACGGCGGATACGAACAGCCCTAGGAGCCCCAGATGATGCAGGTCAGTGACCGCGGCGTCGCCAAGATCGCCGTGTGGGAAGGTATTGTGCTCGGCCCCTACCGCGACAGCGTCGGGGTCTGGACCTACGGCGTCGGGCACACCAAGGCCGCGGGCGGTCCGAACCCCGAGACGATGCCGCGGGTCGACACCCGCGCCTGGTCGGCAGAGCGGGTCGAGGACGAGATCGCCAGGGCGCTGCACCTGTTCGACGTGGATCTCGACAGTTACGAGGCCCGGGTGCGGCAGGCCGTCAAGGGGCCGATGAAGCAGCACCAGTTCGACGCGCTGGTGTCCTGGGACTTCAACACCGGGGGTGCGACGCACCGGTCGAAGTCGGGTGCCCCGGCCCGGCTGATCCAGCAGGTCAACCGCGGCGACTGGTCGGGCGAGGGCCTGTTCGGCTGGGTCCG